CTTCCTCTTTTTCCATGAATTGCAGGCACATTTGTGCTACTAGCCACAGAACTGTGCCTACGCTGTCTTCAATAGCGTCCATCTTCTCATCAGCGCGTGTCTGTGTTTGGCTCTCGTAGCTCTCTATTGCTCTGTTGGTGGTGTTTGTCTTGTACTCGACACCACGTTGGACGCTGGTGACACCGGAGAGGCGGTCAATGGCCTCAAGAACAGGCTTCTTGTCAAAGAATTTGATGGCGTCGGCACTAGGTGGTAGTAATGGGCCGAGTACATCACCGAGCTTCTTGCCCTCTGGCAAATCCAAGCCGATTGTATTACTATCGAGTGTGCCAGAGATAAGACTTTCGAGTACGTCTGCGCTCTTGAGTGCGTTCTTGTCATATGCTACCTTACCTGCAGCGAAGCGACGTACTTTAGACCACTCATTGTTGATGATGTTTATGTCATCCTGTTGATCTAGATAGTAGGTAACTTCGCCCTTCGCGTACATAGTGATTGGATCAGTGTGGAACTCCATTGGCACCACACTAAAGAACTGGTCAAGTGAATAAGGATCATCCCATACCCACAGAGGATAGCACCAGTCATTGCAGTTGTATAGTTCAACTCGTCTTGTGACCTTATCCCATACATAGCACACCTTTGTCATCTGTGCTGCGAGGAAGCTGCGTTGGTCGCTGTAGCCGTACTTGGCATATTCGCTAGTGCTGTAGCTGAATAGCTGGAAGTTGTCTGTCTGACCACGTTCGCCTTGATCTGGACTGACACCAGCTTTGATGACGTTGGTAGGACTAAAGACGCTCTCCCACTCATCGCTGTTAGGCTTCTTGCGTCCGTACTTAGCACGCAGTAGTGATGTGTACATCAAGTCTTCAATCATGACCCAATTACACGTGCCACTAAGGTCTAAGTCGGTAGCTGTTGGATCGACTATTACTTGGTCTGGACGGCGTACTTTCACCCACGGACCACTAGGTGTGAGCATGTCAATGGTTTCTTCCAACGCTAGCAGCTTGCCTTCGCACTCCTTAATGTCCTTCTGCGACTTGGCTTGCTCTAGCTCAGCACTGAGTTTCTTGACTTCCTCTAGTGCTGCCTCACTGCTCTGCTCACGTAGTGTGTAACCACACTCGAACCAGCCTACATTGGTGAGTGTAGTGCTGACGATGTTGCGCTTGACCTTGCGTTTGAGGTTGAGGCCGGGAGATGTTTTCTTAGCGGCGAGTACGTTGACTAGCTTCTCAAGTGTGCGCTGGCGTGGTTCATCTGCTTTGTCTTCACTAGTAAACTCGGCCTCCGGGTTTTTAGTGAATAGCATAGGAACGAGAGCGCTGACGTTCGCAAATACCAAGTTCTCAGTGCTGTCAAACGTACCTTGGAGGGGTTTACCGGCTGTACTATCTTCCTCAGTTCGTGATGGAGCATTAGTACGGGTATGGTCATGTCTGTAGTACCTATACGCCTCCGACCACGCATCTGTGTTCTTGCTCATTGCAGACTTGCCCTGATCGTAGCGCGAACGCCACAACGGGCCACGATGCTTAGAGACAGGTATCTTGCTTTCACCTATGACACGATACATAGGCTGGTCATCTACTACAGCATTAGGATCGGCTGTGACACCTTCATAGGTGTTGTAGTCGGTAGCAGGTTCCGCGGGCGGAGGATTGCCGTAGTCGTCAGCCATTAGACAAACCCTTTGTCAGTAGCAAGCCACATAGGCATTGTGAATGTGCCATCGTTGTTGTCTTCAACTTGCGACTTTGGCACCCACGCAGTTGTCTTACCATCGTACAAGCGTAGTGCTTTCTCTGTCTCGCCACGTACTTCTGCAGCCATGTCGAACAGTTCACGCTTAGTTGACTTTGTATTAGCCATAGCGATGTGCTCTTGGGTTCTCAGCGCTGCGGTCTTTCTCTTGCCACAGCATCCACGAAGGTACACGCTCATTCGCAGGGATTGCGTACTTGCCTATATCTGGCATCTCACTGAGTAAGTACTTAGTCATGTCCATCGCATGATCGTTGCGATCTGTTGGTTTGTCTATACGCTCGCCACTAGTAGACTGCTGCCAGAAGTATCCTGCAATCTCGTCTGTCCACCAATCGAGCTTTGCGTTAACGAGCAAGCGCGGGGAGCCAGCCACACGGCGAATAGGATGAAGCAGGCGATGATTAAGATTAAGATAGCTTCCGACCTTAATAATCCCATTCGCCACATCGTTGTTTCCACGACGCATACGTATGTCGTCGTCTTTGAACATGTCAGCTATCGTCTTCCCCACGGTGCGTTTGTTAACGGTCCTACGTCCGAAGATGGATGGATCGGCGTTGATCTTGTGCATGTCGTCAAGTTCAGCACTCCAATCGACACGTATACGCCGTATAGCACTAACTTGTTGGTCGATTGACATTTCCTTTTGGTAGAAGCCATCACATAGTATGACATGCTGCTCAGGTGTAACGAACGCAAGACCGTAGCAACTAGGCTGCGCTTGACCATAGTCGTAGCCTTCTATCCACGTGGGATGGTAGTGTGTCTCTACATACGCATCCAACAGAGCGTGTATGTCGCCTTCCTGCAGTAGATGTACAGACGTATCGTATTGGGGGTACACCAAACCCTCATACGCAACCCACCGTCCGAGCAAGAAACGATCACGTTGCTGCCCTTGATACATCGTTTCAAGGGTTTGGATGAAGTCACCGCCTTCAGCTTCATGCACATGGCGTAACTCGTAGGTGCTGCCTTCGACAACTTCTATTAACAACTGCGGCTTGCCATCTTCACCGAGTACTGGCTTACGGTCTATGTCACGAGCGCAGATGAGGTCGTCAGTCACAACGCCAGTTGCTTTGTACTGTTGCAGTGGGCGCACGAGTTTGGTGTAGACCCAATTACCAGTTGGATTGCATGTCAACATCATCCAACGTGGGCCAGTGACAGGCATCGTAGCATCTTCACCAATGTAACGAGCGCGACCACGCAAGCGACCGAACAAGTCGAGGAAGTCCTTGTGCGTGATTTCAGGGTCTTCAACTTGATCTACAATGACCCAATCGAATGTTGCTGACAGCAAGTTAGAACTACTGCTCTCAGTCTTTGTCCCTTGCTGTGCGATGTAACGGAAGTACACAGTGGTGCCGTTCTTGAGATGGCAGATGTTGTCACCGTTCTGTCCTGTGCTAAACGACACTATCCACTTGGGGGGACACCACTTGAGGAACTCTTTGCGAATAGTGTCGTTTAGTTTCGGATAGGTTGAGCGTGATATAAGACCAGTGCTACCGGGGTACATGTCAGCGAGTTGTAGTGCCTTGATAACGGCTGCAGTAGTCTTACCATTGCCGAAGCCACCGCCGTAGATTTGCACCTTGGCGCGTGAATGCAAGAACTTGTCCTGCAAGCTGTTCTCCTTCAACAGCAACTCAGGACGTTCAGCAACTTGTACAGTGCGTACACGCGCCATCAGTTGAGCTTAGCCCATGTAGTTGTGCCCTTCTCCAAGGCACGGTAGAGTTCAAAGGTTGTAGTGTTCAACTGTATCTGACCTGCAAACAACGATGCACCGCTAGGCACACCTGCTGCGGCAGTAGTAGGCATGCAGTAACTCACATCAACTACACCGACGAAGCCATTGGCTTTGATACCTTGGCCGTCTTTATTCGGTACGATTGCCATTGTTCTTCTCCCTTAGTGGAGTAACGTCTTTAGCATCTACGTCGATTGTTGGCATTGTCTTCGGTTGTGCTATCTCACGTATGTGGCGAATTGTCAAACCGCCCTCAAGCGAGTGACGGTGTTCCATGACTTGTTTAGGACTAAAGCCACCACGGTCAAGCATGTTCATGTACACACGCGCCTTCGTGGCAGGTTTAGTTTCTTCGTCTTCAAGAATGTCCTCTAAGCCATCGAGAGCCTTGGACGACATGCGCTCAATGCGCTTCTGCACGTTGTCAGCTTCGAGTGTAGCGAGGTTGTCTTTGATGAGGTGATCTAGCTGCTGGAACAGTTGTAGACCTTTAATCATGTCTACCTGTGACAGCTTCAAGCCTGTGGCGTCTGCAATCTCTGCATCGTTTATACCGAGTATAAAGTATAACCACACTACACCTGTAGTGGTTACAGCTTTAGTATCAGCGGGTAGATCAACAAGGCCACGCCGTATAGAGCGGTTATTGCGATCACGACCGCGAACAACAGCCGCTTCGGGAGGTTGTTTAGTGCGCGTTGTCTGTTGTTGTATAACTGCCTCTGGCGATGTAGACGGAATAATCGCTTGACCAGTTCGCGTGTCGATGACGAGGCCATTGGCAAGTGGTAAATCTGGCATTGTTCATTACACCCGCCGTCTACGTGCAGTGGGCGTTGCTGTTGGTCCCTGTGCACCACGTGCTGTAGGCATGTTAGCACGATAGGCGTTAGCGATGACAGCAGCTATACGTGGATCGGCAGTAGGTCCACCACGCATAGGTATACTAGGTGCCGAAGGGCGCATCGGGCGTGCAGGGCCACTAGGCATACCACGTGCTGTTGGTACATCAGCATTAGGATCACCTGCAGCCTGTTGCATCATTGCTGCACTAATGAGATCATCCATACTACCGCCAGCACCGCTAGGCATACCACCGCGAGGCATCGCTGTTGCTCCTTGTTGTTGTGGGCTAGCTCCTGCAGGTACTTGTTCACTTTCGCCCTCAGCTTCTTCATCATCTGGCGTGGGTTCAGCGGCTTCGTCGTCAGGAGCAGCAGGTGCAGATGATGGCGGTGATTGGGCATCATCGGGAGATGACTGGTCTTCGGGACTTTCACCACCATCATCTGCTTGAGTAGACGGCTGCGCGGGGTTGCCACTGGCATCATCTGCAGCTTGATCTACCCAATTCTCTGCAGCACTCTGCACTTGTTCAGGAGATACTTGAATGCCCATCTGTTGTAGTGTAGCAGCAACTTCCTCAGGCGACATTGCCATGAGTTGCTGCAACATGTCGCCTATGTCCACAGCGCCAGCGCCTTGTTGCTGTTGTAGGGCTTGCAGTACTTGTGGCGATAACTGTGTCTGCGGTTGTGACTGTGACTGTGGCATAGCTGCGGGCATTACTTGTGCTCCGGTTCCTTATGCTCTTTGGCGAATGGATTGATGTTGACGCCAGCAGCTTTAGGAGCAGCTTCAGGCGGCGGAATAGGTGCTGCAGTAGGAGGTGGGTCTGCTGGCACTGCTACACCACCAGCCATGCCCCACGCTTCGTACTCACGGCGGTCGAAGTCGTTAGGATCGTTGGGAATGTGTAGACCGTCTTTGGTGCGAATGACTACATCGCCGTTAGTGAGCTTGTAGTCTACAGGAGCTTCAACAGGCGGTTCACCTGCTTTAGCCTTCGGTGGGGGAGGGTTAGTAGGCTTCTTCACTTCAGCTTCTTTGACTGCTGCAGCCATCATCGTTACTCCTATCGCTGTTGGTCAGTTGATAGTACCTGCTTTACCACCACCACCATTACCTGACTTGTCTACAGGGTAGATAGCAGGAGCGAAGGTGGGTTGATATATTCGATTGAGTGCTACAACATCTGCAGCGGTTGTAGCGCGATTGATGAGTGTGGTTGCCGAGATGGGCACTTGACCGCCCATGTTCAAGCCATCAGCTTGTCGCGCTGTTACATATGATTGTGTAGCTGTAGCGTTAGCACCGGGAGCTACACCATCGAGTGCTACCATTGCAGCACCTACGTCGCGTTGTGCAGTGGGAAACATGATGCGTGCTAAACCACGTGCGGCTGCTGACGGCTCATTGAGTAGAGCGTATGGCTGCGCGAATACGTTGTCCCACAATCCTGCCCATGATGGCATAGTAGTACTCCGTGTGGTTGAAGCTGGTTGTGTCTATCATCGGCCATAGCACAAGATGTGGTATTTGTCAATAGAAAACAACACCATAGGCTGTGATAGTCCGGCCCGAAGGGCCGGTTGGTGGACTTACCAACTACCTAGACTTACATACACAACTACTCACAACTACAACGACTTGCATGTAGTTCTACATGTGCTATACTAGCTGTGTTGTGTTGTAGTAAGCTACCAACTGGGCACTCGTCGTTGTAGTTGTTATAACTACCACGGCGGGTGCTCTTTTTCATTTATACACTGTATAGACTACGACGACGTTGTATAGACTATACACACTCAAGTACTCACAACAGCGACGAGTTTGGTTTGTTGCATATAGCAATTCAACAATGCGAGGGGCTTGAGACAGAGCTTCTATTCCGTCCGCGTGCCTTGTGGCTGTGGCAGTGTTTGGGAATTGGCGGGGGACTACCTCCTCTACTTCACACCACGCGCACTCACACCTAGCAGTGATGCAGCTATGCAATGCTACACCTGCCGCGCGATGATGTATGCACTACAGACATAAGTCACTGCGATGCAGCGGGGCGCATTGTCCCACCATGCACCTCTACATCATCACGCCATGTTCACGCTATAGCTGCTATGGCACACTTCACCGCTGTAGTTTTATACACTGTATAATCAACAGCCATATTGCCCGTTTAGAGAGTGCTACTTTATGATGAGTTGCATGTGATTTCAGAGTGTGTATACTAGCTACTGTAGATAGCAATAATGCTACGACAC